AGTGATGTGAGGGCAAACGTTGCGTCTGGATTTAGTGTTGTAAAATATACAGGTACTGGAAATTCAGGAATGAGAGTTGCACACGGATTAGATACCCCTAAATTAGTTCTTCTAAAGAATTTAGAACAAGAAGAAGAATGGCAAGCCTTTGGATTTGCATCATTTGATAGGATGATTTTAAATGATAATGATGCTGACAAAGAAAATCTTCCAATGACTGCTAATTCTACAACATTTCAAACTCCACAAGCAGGAGGACAAGGAGGAAATGCAGCTTGGAATGGTAGTGGTAAAGATTACATAGCCTATTGTTTTAAGGACATATCGAATTATCAGAAGATAGGGAGTTACGGTGGTGGTTCTACAAACGTAATATCAACAGGTTTTACTCCAAGATTTTTAATGGTTAAGAGAAGTAATAGTTCAGGAGGTTGGTATATTTTTGACGCTGCAAGAAATACTTCTAATCCAAGAGATTTAACATTATTTGCTAATACAAGTGCTGCTGAAGCTGTGGAAGGCGCATTTTATAAACCAAGTTTTGTAACAGATGGTTTTTCTTGGCCCATTGCAAACGGTGAAGGTGTTAATGTAAGTGGTGGAAATTACATTTATTTAGCAATCGCATAATGGAAGAATTAAAGGTAGGTTTTACAACGTTTTTAGCATTGGCTTTAAATTTAAGTCAAGCAAACCCTATCTTGCAGACGATTAGTTTAGTTTTAGCCATAGTTTATACTGGCATTTCCATTTACAATAAACTTAGAAAATGATGAATAGCAGAGAAAGAAGAGAATTAAGGGGTTATGTTGGTTCTGGCATAGTGTTTTTATTTGTAATTCTTTTGTTGGTTTTTTTATCTGTTCGTGAAATACCTGAAACAAACAACGACAGTTTTAAATTAATAGTCGGTGCTTTAATTGCTACAATCGGTGCAGCGGTGTATGTGTTTATAGGAAAAGACCCAAGCGAAGTAATTGAATTACAAAGAAAAAATGATTCTTTAGAAACTAAAGTTGATACACTTATACAACAAAAAGACATTTTAGAAAATATGATTATTAAAATGCAAGATGATTTAATAGATAAAATGTTTTTAGGAAAAGCATTAGATTTTGATGATAAAAATAAAAAATAAATTATGATAAAAATAATTGGTATATTAGTATTAATCTCAGCAGGATTAGTTGTGTTAACTTACAACGGTGTTTTTAAAGATAAAGACAGAGATGGTATTCCTGATGCTATTGAAGATAAAGCTAAAGAAATAAAAGAAAAAATTAAGAAGAAAATAAAGAAAAAATGAAAGAACCTAAAACTTGCCAATGTGGAAACACAGCAAATCTTAACGGATATTGTGATGGCACACACTTAAAATAAAATATGTTACATTTTGATATACAAGAATTTGATGACCCAACACTTCAGAATAGTGGTATTAATATGGATGCTACTTTTTTGCAAATGCTCGATGATGCACGTGGAATTGCAGGAATTCCGTTTACCATTAATTCAGGCTACAGAACCAAAGAACATAATGAAAAAGTTGGAGGAGTTTCAAACTCAAGCCACCTTGTTGGAAAAGCCGCAGATATTAAAGTGGGAAACGGCAATGAAAGATACATTATTCTTAATGCCCTTATCAAAGCAGGGTATAAAAGATTGGGCGTGGGTCAGACCTTCCTGCATTGTGACAATGACGAAACCAAACCCAACTCTATTTGGACATACTAATACCGTAGGCAACACACTATGGATAAGAAAAAATTCAAAGATACAGCGGTAGGTAAATTCCTTTTAAATAAGATACCTGATGTAGTAGGTGCTATTGCAAGTAATACACCAATATCAAGCGTTATACAAGCTATCATAGGTGGTTCTGATATGTCCGATGGTGACAAACAGATAGCCTTTAAAAAACTTGATATAGAACGTGCTGAAATAGATGGTACTACACGAAGGTGGGTAGCTGATGCACGTAGTGGTTTTTGGCTAACTTCAAACGTAAGACCATTAATTTTAATATTAATTACATTAAGTATAATATTAGGGTTTTTTTTAAAATTTGATGTTACATCTTTAACTGATTTAGGTAAAATTATTTTTTCAGCATACTTTGGTTCAAGGGGTATTGAGAAGGTATTTGGTAATTCAAAACATCAATAATAAATTAAATATTTTTTATAAAGTTTTTTTTAATCAATTAAAATATATACCTTCGACATTTTAAATACTTGATTTAATTACAATAATTATAAAAAATTATAAATTTAAAAAAATTGTAAAAATTAATGTAAATTATAAATAACAATTAAAATATAAGTTTTGGGAATAGATGAAAAGATACAAAAAATAAAAACCTATAAAACTTGGTCTTTAAAAAAGAAAGTAGATGCATTATTAGAAATAGATGCAGTTATGTATACTAATCTTGGTATAGATTCTACTAAAACAGAAAAGAAAGAAGTTAAAGCCATAAGCAGGAAAATCTACAAAGCAATATCTTTAATTAGTCCTTTAGATGGTCATATACTTTCAAGCCATATGAATGAAAAGGATTTAACTAATGCCTAAAAAACCAACAAGAAGTAAATTAGTAAAGAAACTTGATACAGTATTTAGTCAGTGGATAAGATTAAGCAATGCGGACAACAATAAAAATTGTATTTGTATTACTTGCAATAAGACGTTCTTTTGGAAAGAAATTCAAGCGGGACATTTTATGAGCAGAAAACATTATTCTATACGTTGGGATGAAAGAAATGTGAAAACACAATGTGCAGCTTGTAATGTATTTAGATACGGGGAACAATATAAGTATAGTTTATATCTTGGTAATAAGTTATCTAAAAAGCTATTAGAAGAAAGTCGTAAGATTGTTAAATTTACAAATGTAGAATTGGAAGAAATGATACAAAAATATAGCCAAAGGCTTAAAAAGTTTACTTGATTTTCTCTTGTAAAATTGTTCTTTGTTTGAAGGGTAGGATTAATTTCTTACCCTTTTTTTTTGTTAATTATTTTTTTGTATCTTTACGATATGGAACAATTTACAATAGCAGAACTTTATGGTAAGACTTTAGAACTGCAACACGAAAACGAACAATTAAAGAATCAATTAATCTTAAACTTAAAGAACAATGAATAAGAAAGAAACAAGTATTAATGAAAAACTATTTAACCTACAACAAGAAATAGGTACAGTTAGCAAAGATGCAACTAACCCTTTTTACAAGTCAAAGTATTTTGATATTAATTCACTTATTAAACAACTACAACCATTGCTTAAAAAGCACAGACTTTTACTTTTACAGCCTATTGAAGAAGATATGGTAGTAAGTAAGCTGCTTTGTATTGATGGCGGTGGTGGTGTTGTAAGTGGTTTAAAATTGCCTGTGATAACAGACCCTCAAAAATTAGGTTCTTGTATTACGTATTACAGAAGGTACACACTATCCAGTCTTTTAGGTTTACAATCTGAAGATGATGATGCTAACGCTGCAAGTGAAGTAACAGAAGAAAAAAAGTGGTTAAACCCTAACACAACGGAATACAGTAAAGCAATAGAATTTATAAAAGGGGGTGGTTCGATAGAAGCTATTAAAACCAAGTATAAGGTTTCAAAAAAGTTAGCTGATGAATTTGCACAACTGTAGAATAAGTAAAGTATATTACACAATTAAATTTAACAATAACACAATTAAAATAGATAATATGGATATTATAGGAACAATTAAATTAATTTCAGAAACTGAAGAAGGTACATCTAAAGCAGGAAAGGCTTGGGCAAAAAGACAAATTGTAGTAACTACAAATGAAAAGTACCCACAAGATATAGCTATTGATTTTATGGGTGATAAAATACTACAGATAAATAATTTTCAAGTAGGCAACCCTGTAAACGTTTCAATTAATTTACGTGGCAATGAATACAACGGTAAATACTATAACAGTATAAACGGTTGGAAGATTTCAAATCATATTGCAAACGTAGGAAACGAACAACAAAACCCTGCACGAGAAACAGCAGATTTACCATTTTAATTTAATGGGGGTTTAATTACCCCCTTTTTTTATACCTTAATGCGAAAACTAAAAGAAGGTGAACCTTTTCCTGATGACTTTTGGAATTACAAAGTAAACCAAATTACAGGTTATTATATAAAACCCAATAGAAACGATCAAAACAAAGAAACAGTTAAAAAATACGCTAAACCGCCTACAGGATTATGATAGCACAAGCAAAGAAACTACAAGATAAAATACTGGACATAAAATATGGAAGGGTAAAAGAAGGTTTAAAAATTGGTATTCCAGAAATAGATGAATTTTTAAGATACAAGCAAGGTAATTTTAATTTAATAATAGGACACGCAAACGTTGGTAAGACAACTGTTATTATTTACCTTTTTGTTTTATGGGCAATTAAACATAATTTAAAATTTTTGATATGGTCAAGTGAAAATACACCTGAAAGTATATTAAGAAAGATTATAGAATTTAAAATGGGTACACCAATACAAAAAGCAGGTGACAACCAAATTAAATTAGCAGTAGAATGGGCAAACAATCATTTTAAAATTATAGACGTAGACGAATTATATACATATAAGAACCTTTTAAAAGAAGCAAACCAAATTAAAGACGCTTGGAATTACGATGCTTTACTAATTGACCCATACAACAGTTTAAGCAAAGACCCAACACTACAAAAGTTAACAGGCAATTCACACGATTATGATTATCAAGTAGCATCTGAATTTAGATTATTTGCTAAAAAAAGAAACACAACTATATATTTAAACGCTCACGGTGTTACAAGTGCTTTAAGGAACATTCATCATTCAGGACACGAATACGAAGGATTACCTAAACCTTTATCTATAGGTGATGTAGAAGGTGGTGGTAAGTGGGGTAACCGTGCGGATGACACGATATGTATTTTTCGTTATACAGGTTCAAAAAAGGATTGGATGTATAGTAACATTTCTGTTTTAAAAGTAAAAGAAAATGAAACAGGTGGTCGACCTACACCGCACGAAGAACCTATAAAATTAAAAATGAAAGTAAATAATGTAGGATTTGAGTATCTTGGTAAAGATTTAATACACAACACAATACCAGTACAGAAATTAAACGTATGATAGGCTTGGGGATTTTATTGTTTATGGCATTTGTTTTTATAATAATAGGACATTTTAAAGATGCTGAAATAATAATAAGTCCTATTAAGGGTGTAATGTTTGGTTTCTTATATCACAAAGAACAATACGAAGATGAAGATGAAGTTACCCTGCAATGTTTGTTAGGGGTAATTAGTATAAATGTGATATGGATAAAGAAACTAAATGGTTAGCTAAAGTAGCAGAAAGGCATAATGAATGGATCAATATGGTACATAGCTTTGGTGAATATGATTTTGCTGAAGATATTGTGCAAGAATGTTACCTGACTTTGTATAAATATGCAAATGAAGAAAAGATTATTAAAAATGGTATTGTCAGCAGGGGATATATTTATTTCTGCATTAGATCGCTATACTTCCAATACTATAACAGCAAGAAGAAAATTAAAAAAGTTTATCTTGATGATGAAGAAAATACCCTTGAAATACCAAACATTGATGCTATGGATGAAGAAGTAGCCTTTAACAATATCTGTACACTAATAGATGAACACATTGATAATTGGCGATGGTACGAGCGCAAAATGTATTTGCTGTACCGTGATTCAGGATTAAGTATACGTGGCATAGCTGCTGAAACTAATATAAGTTGGGTCAGTATTTACCATACATTAAAATATGCAAAGCAAGAACTAAAAGATAAGTTTAGTGAAGATTATGATGACTACCTAAATAACGATTACGAATTAATAAAATAACTATGGAAGACTTTAAAGGTGACAAAAGAAGCAAAGCATACAAAGAATGGAAAAAGAATCACGAAGCTAAAAGCGAAGGCTTGGGTCACACGGTGGAAAAAATATTTGATAAGGTTGGAATAAAAAAAGCTGTTAAGTTTTTAGCAGGTGAAGACTGTGGATGTTCTGAACGTGCCAAAATTTTAAATAACATATTTCCATATCAAAAACCACTATGTTTAATGGAAGATGAATATAATTATCTATCAAAACGCATTGGAAAGATTAACAAAATAACATCTGAAGAACAAAAAGAATTACTATCTATATACAATAGAATCTTTAAAGAAAAAAAAGAATTAACTTCTTGCAGTAGTTGTTTTTTAAATGGTGTATGGAATAAATTAGAAACAGTATTTAAAGAATATTCTTAATGAAGGGTTGGAAAGAAAAAGATTTGTTTAAATATCTTACTGGCTGTTGTTATACTGATTTATTAAAAGCACGTAAACAAATGAGCAGGTGGGATTGTTACAGTCCAGAAACTTTTCATAGAATAGAATTAAAATGTAGGGGGGTGCATTATAATACTTTACTTATTGAAAAGAAAAAGTACGATGCAATAGTAAATAAATGTAATGATAATTTAGATATTCCTATGTACATTAACTCAACACCAAAAGGTGTATATAGATTTAATTTGTATCTTGTTGATCCTGTTTGGGAAATACAATACCATAACAAAACAACACAATTTGCAAACACAAATAAGATACCAAAAGAAGTTGCAATGTTAGATATTAAAGATGCAGAAATACTTTAAACAAAGAAACAATGAACAAGAAAATAAACAATATTAAAGAAGCTGAATACTATACTAATTTTAATTTAATAGGTGAACACATAATTAAATCAAGAAAACTAAAACCTAAAAACAATGCATTAAATGAAATGTACTTTGGTTGGCAGGAAGTTGGATTCTATGTACATAGTCTAATAGGTAATGAAAGACTGTATGATCAATCATTAAGTGAATACAGACTGGATAAGATACGTGCAGTTGAACGTGCAAGGGTAGCAGAAGATAAAGTAAAAGGATTAGAACAAGAAATACAAAAGCTGAAAACAAAGATAGATGTTGGTGTTTAATATAATATTTGGCTACATAGTACTATTGTTTAAGATAATATTTGGATACTTTATAATGCGAATGATTCATTTAGAATTACTTCTTTTTATGGGATATGATATTAATGGAAAAAAAAAGAATAAGTGAAGTGGACAGCAAACGATACAGGAAACCAAAAGATAATTTATACAGAAATGAAAGAAAGTACATTAGTTAAAATGCAATACGATTTAAAATTAGTTCAACAGGCTTTAGTAGTTGCTTTAAATAAAATAGAAGCATTAGAAAAGAAACAAGAAAAAAGTTAATAAAATGTTTGTATGTTTAAATTATTTGTTTATATTTGAGTATAACAAAAAATAAACAAAATGGAAAATAAAATAAGTGAAATTGTACAATGTTTAACAAGTGTATTTTTAGGTGCTGTTAAACGTGATAATTTTTTAGAAAAGCAATATGTTACTGATGAAGTGTTAAGGGTATTACATAATAATGATATAACCTTTATGCGACATACTCACCCTGCTATAGATTTAGTATTTAGTAATATTAAAAAAGAATGTGAATTAACAACCTCAAATGCTTGGACTTATAAATTAAAAAAGCGTTAACAACAGGGGGCGAAAGCCCCTTTTTAAACAAAGAACAATGGACATAGAAAAACGTACACAAAACGCATTTAAGATTGGTCAGGCTTTAGGTTTAGCAAAACAAATACTTTACTATAGTACTGGCGACATTAACAAAAGACAATTAGAAGATTTAATACAAAAACTTGATAACATAGAACTATGATAACATTACTAAACGGTGAACATTGGGCAAAAGAAGAAATACTTGCACAGATGTACGATGATAAGTTTTACTACGGACATCTTGGTAAACACGCTTTAAGTTCTTCAAGCCTTAAAATGATTCTTAAAAGTCCAAAAACCTACAGAAACGTTACAAAGTATGGTGACCCTAATTCTGATAGTCCTGCACTTGCAGCAGGAAAGTTAGCGCATTGGATGATATTAGAACCACATAAGATTGATGAATTGTATTTTGTAAATGCTTCTACAAAGAACACAAAGATATATAAAGAAGCAAAAGAACAACACGGTGAAGTATTTCTTGCTAAAGAAAAAGCAGCAGCAGAACGTTTAACAGATGCTGTATTAAGAAATGAAGCTGCACTACAACTATTAAGCAATAGTGAATTTGAAGTACCTGAAATAGCTATGCTTGAAGAAGGTTTACCTTTTCGTGGTAAAGCAGATATTATACAAGGGGATACTATCATAGATTATAAAACATCAGCAGACTTATCTTCATTTAGATACTCGTGTGATAAATATGGTTACGACCTACAGGCGTATATGTATTTAAGATTGTTTAACAAAAAGAAGTTTACATTTCTTGTAATAGACAAAGCAAGTACAGACATAGGTATATTTGAAACTACTGATGAATTTATAGCAAAGGGTAAAGAAAAGTTTGATAGGGCAGTAAGCGACTACAAATATTTCTTTGAAGAAGATAATGATTTAGACCAGTATGTAATGAGGGGAATATTATAAACATTATGGCAAAAGATAGATTTAGCAATCAAAAGCCAATTAACTATAGTTATAAGTTTAAGTATGGGAAACATACAGATAACAATCATTATACTATACCTAATAGAAAATCAATATCATCTAAAGCACGAAAATTTATATTATATTTAATTGGTAAATGTAAATATGATGGTACTAAAGTTTTTTTAAGAAGTATTTTAGCAAATGGAAAAGAACCAACTAAATTACAAAGAAAATCAATACTTAAAATATGGAATAAAATTGAATAAAGAAATAGCAAAAGAACTTGATATATTTGCAAATGATGTTTGCAGCAGATATTCAAGAAAAGATAGAGAAGGTAATTTTAATAAAGAAACATTTTCTATAAGTGAAATAATACCAACAAGCGACCACACAGCAACAGTAGTATTTAAAAAAGATACAGGTAAATTAGCAGCATTTTTATTTTACTTTATTAATAGGGGTGCTTCTAAAGGATGGAAATATCTTGTACCTACTGATTCTCATATAACAGGATTTAGAGCATTTGAATATTATAAGCTGCAAGTAGAAAGAAGTAACTATAAACATAATTTTGAATAAAGAAATAGTACAAGAATTTTACCTGCTTGCTTTAGTAGATATAACAAATGGTAAAGACATAGCAGAACTTGAAGAAGCTATAGACTTATATTCAAGAGAAGAAGAATATGAAGCGTGTGCAGGAATACTAAAAGCAATACACGAATCAGGATATTTAACAATAAAAGATATAATATTAAAAATAGAAGATGAACAAAGAAACGATTAAAGAAATAGTACAAAGCTACTTTGAAATAAACATAAGTAGAACAACAAGAAAAAGACAATACGTAGAAGCACGTGCTATATACTTTAAACTATGTAGAGAATTTACACAATTAAGTTTAGAACAAATAGGTAAATCAGTAAACCGTGACCACGCTTCTGTATTACACGGTGTGAGAAGTATTAACACTTGGGTACAAGTTGACAAAAGAATGAATAATAGTATGCGTATTCTAAGAAACAAAATAATAAACTACCAAATAGAAAAAGATGAAACGGTAGAACTAAATGAATCAATAGTACTTAAATACATTGAACTAAAAGAACAGGTAAAAACCCAACAAGAAACAATAGACAAACTAAACATAGAACTAATTGAAATAACAGAAAAGCACACCAAAAGGGAAAGGTTCTATGAAAAGTGTGGGTTTATAGGATAGTGTAGAATAACAAAATATTGATAATGTTATTGTTAGAATAGAATCATTAATGAAATTTTTTGATTATGGATAAAAGAAAGTTTAACGGTGGTAACAAATCAGCAGGTAGAAAACCTAAAGCTGAAGAAGTAGCACTTATAGAAAAGCTAACACCACTTGAACCATTAGCGTTTGATGCATTAAAAAAAGGACTGGAAGAAAAGGATTTTAAATATGTCCAGTTGTTCTATAATTACTATGCAGGTAAACCACGTGAAACAAAAGATATTAGTATCAACGAAGATTTACCAATATTCTTATAGATGCAGGTTGCAAGAACCAAAGCACTAAATAAGTTATTAGAATTAGATAAAAGAATACGAGTAGTTAAAGGCGGAACATCAGCAGGAAAAACTATTTGTATTTTACTTATCCTAATAGACTACGCCATAAGAAACGAAGGTAAAGAAATAAGTGTAGTATCTGAATCTATACCACATCTTCGTAGGGGTGCTTTTAAGGACTTCTGCCAACTTTTAAAAGGTTTAGGTAGGTATAATGATAGCCAATTAAATAAAAGCGTTTTAAAGTACACGTTTACGAATGGTAGTTATATAGAATTTTTTAGTACTGACCAACCTGATAAATTGAAAGGGGCAAGAAGGACAGACTTATACATTAATGAGTGTAACAATGTACCCTTTGATGCTTACAACCAGCTCGCAGTAAGAACTTCAGGCAATATCTGGCTTGACTATAACCCTTCCAGTTTATTCTGGGTAGACAAAGAAATAATAGGGCAAGAAGATGCAGACTATATAACCCTAACATATAAAGACAACGAAGCACTTGATCAAACTATTGTAAAGGAAATAGAGAAAGCTAAAGAAAAGGGTAAAACATCTACGTATTGGGCTAACTGGTGGCGTGTATATGGTCTTGGTTTGCAGGGAAGCCTTTACGGGGTATGTATTCCTGACTGGAAAGAAATAGATAACATACCACAAGAAGCACGTTTGTTAGCTTATGGTATGGATTTTGGTTATAGTGTAGACCCTACAACATTAATAGCACTATATAAATGGAATAATGCCTATATCTATGATGAAGTTCTATATAAGAAAGGAATGCTTAACAGGGACATTAGCAGGTTCTTATCACAAGCTGATATAAAAGAAAGTATTGTAGCAGATTCAGCAGAACCAAAATCAATAGCAGAACTTCAAGGGTATGGTCATAATATACACGGTGTAACTAAAGGTAGGGATTCAGTAGTATATGGTTTAAACCTAATGAACCAAAATGAAATATACGTAACAGCAAGAAGTAAGAACCTAAAACGTGAATTAGGTGGGTATGTATGGGCAAAGGATAAAGAAGGTAACCAATTACAAAAACCATCAGGGTTACACCCAGATTGTATAGATGCTGCACGGTACGTTTTAACAGACCAATTAGAAAACCCCAACAAAGGGCAATACTATATTTACTAAAATAAGTTAATAAAATGTTTGTATGTTTAAAAAGTTTTATATATTAGCTGTATAATTAAAAACAAACATTATGAAATCTTACAAAATAACAGATTCTTCAAGTAAAAAAAACATCGGTAAAGTAATGAATATAGATGGTAATAAAATAACAATAGGTAGAACTACATTCACATCAGCTACTGACGTTTATGAAGATAACCAAAAGGAACTTTTACAGAAGCGTATACAGGATAAGAAGTATTTGAGACTATGGAGAGACGATAACCCAGAATCAACAGGAACTTATATATGTAGTTACGAATTAATTAAAAATAATTAAAAACACAGGGGGTAGCAATACCCCTTTATTATTAACCAATAATTATATTATGAAAACAAAGAATAGGGTAGAAACCAGAATACTTAAAGCAATGTTTAGCTATAAAAATATAATAGTAGCTTCAGCTTGGGGATTAACAGCTTACGCTTCTATGTACGCTTGGATGTATTTAATAATGTTTATATTTGAATTATAAGATGAGACAAGCGTGTTGGTACGAAGAAATATATGTAGTGCAGAAACCAACTGTAAAAGGAACTTATAAAGGTTCTGATGTTACCCTTCACATAGACTACAAAGGTAAGAACAAAGTAGAAGGTAATGGTACTACATACAAACAAAACAGTAGACTATTAGAAGATAAGATAGAAGAAGCATATCAATATGCATATAAAAGGTTTATATTAAAAGAATAGTTTGGGCAGCTATAAATGTCTTTTCATTTTGTTAGTAGGATTAGGGGTTGCAGTAATGTGATCCTTTTTCTATTTATACAAATTACACTAAAAGTTATTGTATTAATATGAAGATTGAAATAAACGTACCTGATAGCCTAAAAGAAATTACATTAGGGCAATATCAAAAGTTTGAAAAGATAAACATAGAAGAAAATAAGGATACAACTTTTTTA